GAAGACGGGGCTTACGGTCTCATGGGCTTTTGGGGCAGAGATTTCACCCCCCTTGCCTCGTTGACATTTCTCATGCTCTAAGTTGATAAATATCAACTTTTTCGACTTTTCGCACCCGAATTGACATTTATCAACTCTCATATTGATATTTATCACTTTTGACGTTGTCAACAAATTCCCTCTTTCTTTACCATATCCTTGTATCTGTATCATTAATTTGTTGTTTTATGCCCTTTTTATAGCGTTTTCAGTATGCATCATCCATAAGGCGTATAGCAGTACCATCCCTTCCTCTCTCTTCTTCAATCGCACGCTGGTATATCATAGTCGTTTCTACCTTCTTGTGACCAAGCATAGACTGTACTGCAAGGATGTCTGCTCCATTCTTCAAAGCAGTAATGGCAGCAGTGTGTCTCAATGAATGAGCAGTAAGCTTTGGTGTATCAAGTCCTATTGATCTGAGGTATCTCTTTACTACCTTACTGATTGTTACTGATGTTATCCTGCTGTGCTTGCTTATGTATGAATGATTCAGGAAGAGGGGAGAGGATTGTTGTAACTCATATACTGTTATGTAATCAGCAATAGGTGCAACTATCTTTGATGTTATACCCAGTGCTCTATCTTTTGCCCATCTACCCTTGCCCTGTATGTACAGTATGTATCTACCATCCTCTAACCTGAGGTCCATTACGTTTGCTCTTGCTACCTCAATGCATCTCATGCCTGTGCGTACCATAAGGTTGATGATTGCATAATCTCTTAAGCCATTGGCTGTATCTTTATTGATTGAGTTAAGCAGCCTTATTACTTCATCAGGCTTCAGGTACTTCTTACTAAATGCCTGTGATCTGCTGGGTGATTTGATCCCAAACGCAATGTTCTTATGAATGTCGTTCTCTGCCAGGTAAGCAAAGAATTGTCGTACTGGTGCTAAGTAGTTATCTGTTGTCGATGGTGCCTTTCCTGAATCAATGAGCCAACTCTTATAGCTGATAATGTCTGATTTCTTTGGGTTGCGTACATCAGCATTCCTTGTCATCCAGCCAATAAACACATGCAGGTTATCCCTGTATTTCTTCCTCGAGTTCTCTCTTATATCCTGGTTAGCCAGGAACTCATCCATTAAAAGCAGTATTGGCTTATCAGTATTCATAAGGATACTCTTACAGGTTTATTAACAAAATGCCTCCTCTTTGCCTGGCATCTGAGCTGGTTCTGCGGGCAGCAATAATCTTTAAGCACGCAATTCCCGCAGCCCTTAACAATACCTGATGGATTAGGCACAGCAACTATCATCAGTCATTCCTCCTGTTGGTTATGTACACAATAGGGTCAGATACCTGGTATATGTTTATCTCCTGCTTCATACCAAGATTTCTCAGAATTGATTTTAAGTCACCTTTGCTGCAGATCCTGTATTTACCCGGCAACAGTCTTATCACCCAAAGCCTTGATTTACGTTTGCTGCTCAGCTTCTTTGCCTTCTCTATAGCCTTAAGCTGATTCTCGAGATCTGCTTTACCGCCCGATTGCAACTGCCTTCTGAAGTTCCAGCGCTGAAACTCGATTCTTATGTTATTTATCCACTTTATCATTTGTGTGTTTTTCTATGTTTCTGAATCACTTTCTTATCCTGGGCTCCCTTAAGCATGTTATGCTTTTTGCATAATGGCTGCCAGTTGCTCTGGTCCCACGGATCCTCACATGCATCTTTAGGAATTATGTGGTCTGTAACCTCTGAAGCCACCACCAAACCCATCTTCTCGCACACTGCACATAACGGATGTTCTGTTCTGAATCTCCTGCTCTCTTTTGTCCAGCGAGCGGAATGGTAAAACGGGTCGCGTAACCGGTTGGCTATCGAACTCTTTTGCTGTGGCTGGCTGTTTTGCCACGGCCTCCTTTTTGATTTTGGTATCTCCATATATCTCGTCATAAAGCTCAATCAGTTCAACAACAGTCATGGCCTGATCAATTCCATACATTACTGAGGCATGATCCTTGCCTACCAAAAGCCCTATCTCAGCAAGCGTTGCCTTCGTATATTCCCTTGCTCTCCTGAAATATACAAACCGGGCGTTTACAACAGCACGCTTCCTTGTTTCGGCCAATAAGCTTGTAATCTTAATGCCTGATTTATGAGCCACTTCTGCCAGTATCTGAGCAGGAGAAACGGCAAGCTTCTCAAACGACAGCCTTTTATATTTCAGCTTTTCTTTGTTCTCAATGCTTTCAATCACCGAGTACATTGCCTTATCAACTCCAAAATCAATAAACAGCATCACCACATCACAAACAGGAACCATCTCTTTCACAAAATCATCCTGGTATGCTGCATTTATCTGGTACATGCATGGAATAACAGGAAGAAAACCATCCTTAATTGCTTCCTCAATGCAGTTCTGAACATAATACTGTCTTCCTGAAACGCTTTCAGCCGGAATCATTATCAGTGCTTTTTTCATAGCGGCATCGTAAAACCAAGTATTATACATCCAATGGCAGCTATCAGTATGAGTGCCAATATCACCAGATACCTGCGCGTGGTATCCTTCCTCATGTCTCTCTCAATATCATCATGGAAAAACTCTTTGATTGCGCTCATCTCAGTATCATTTTAGGGGTTAGAGTCTTAATGTCGTGTCCTTGCTCCACTAAAGCAACAATGCGATCAAGTGTAAGCCGGTCATAGTCAGACGAGCTCACAAGACCCTCATAGCACCATTCGAGCTTCCTGTAAAAAGCGCTGCCATACAAGGTGCTTCTTTTTTGGGCGCTACGAAACTGCTTCTCCTGTTCTGCTCGCAGCTTGTCTTCCTTACGGCTTATCTCATCGGCATAAAGCTTCTGGTTTTTCTCCTCAATTGCCTTAAGCCAGGTATATACATTCCTGAATGTAAAGCGGGTAGTCCCACCCAGTTCACCTTTGGCTCCTTTCGAAAATGCCTCCGCAACAAGCGATAGAGGTAAAAACTTAAATCGGTCTTTCAGTTCTTCAACAACTGCCTTGGTTATCTTGGCTGTAGTCGCTGTATCCTCATCAGAGCTCATGTAAAACTTTGCATTTGCGCTGAACTCGTCAATAAGCTCCTGCAGGTGTTCTTTTGGCACATCGTACATCTTTGATGCGATGTAAGGATGGTAATAACTGCTTTTAATTTCCATTATGCTGATTTTTCAAGTTTCTCACGTTCGCGAAGCTCCTTGAGTTCTCTTATGTTTCTCTCAACCGGATCCTCACCTGTTCTAATAGAGTTAAACTTTAGTGCAAACAGCCCACTCCACTCATTGCTTATGCTCTGCTCAACTATCTTCATGGCTGTTTCAGGGTTGTTTCCCGATAGTGTTACCAGTTCATTGAATTTACCCTCCATTCCTTCCCTGGTCTTATATGGCTTCCTGATCTTCCTCTTATATTCAATCCATTTTTCCCAAACAGCCAAAAAAGAGGAAGGAAGCGAAGCGACAAATTCTTTTATATTCTCTTCTTCTTTACTCTTATTTACTTTACTCTCCTTTACTTTACTTTGGATTGCAATTGCATTGCTTTTGCATTCCAATTGCATTCCATTTGCATCACCATCCCATCTTTTCAATGAATTAGCTCTCATCTTAATACGCTTTTCATCAAGTGGGAGCATCCTTTTTATCAGTGATGGTGATGTAAATATTACATCGTTGTACTCGAACAAATCATATCCAGTAACAACAGCTAAAAACTTTTCCTTCGAGCTTTGGTACCTCCTCGAGAGTGGGTCCAGAAGAGCCATCGGGGCAACATACCCGGGCTGATCTCTTAAATACTCAATTAGTATCCAATATATCCCGTAACCTTCAACACCAAACTGAGCCATAAGCATCATAATCTTTGGGTCGTCTTTCGCATTGCTGTCATGCGGAAAATATGCTGCTTCCTTGCCCGTTTTCATGCCTTCTTCCATGTGTGGTTCATAGCGCCATACTGGCCCGCTTTCATGTGGTCAGTCTTAATAAGCAATCCCTCTTGGGTGAGTGAGTTTATAGCCCTTCTTATGCTGGTAATAGGAACATGATTAAGGTTAGCCAGGTACTGAACATCGAACGGCGTAAACATACCCTTTGGGTTATCCCTGAAGAAGTGCAGCACCTTAGTGTCCTGCTTCTTGGTGTTCTTGTAGCGCTCCATGAGCTCCTGCTGGCTCAGGTTAGTGGTATTATAGAACAGTGTCAGCTGCGGCTCTGTTCCTGGCACGGCTGTCTGATCTTTCATGACTTGTAGATGTTACGCTGAAATACCACAATTCCTGCTGGCGCTTTTTCATTTCCTTCAGATCCCTGCAACTGCTTTAATTCTGCTTTTAACTTGCTCATTTCTGAATCCAACTCCTCAATCTTCGCCAGGAAGAACCTGTTCCTTTCTTTTAATGAGTCGAATACCCGATCTATCTTACTGTCAATGAGCAGCAGTTGCCTCATTTCCTTTTTTATTGAATCTTGTACTTCTAAAACTGCATCAGGCGAGTGCTCTTCTGCTTCCTGCTCCGCATTCTTTATAATTTGCTTTACTTCCATTTCTCTTGCGTTAACAACCTTAAGGTCTGCAGCATTTAAACTCAGGTTTGCTTTTTTCCCTTTTCCCTTATTAAATTCTTTAACCTTAGCTTTAGCCTCAGATTTAAGCTCCTTCTCAATCTTCTCCTTATTCACAAACGATTCAGCCTTTTCAGCAGGAGGTAGTATAACTGGCCGCTCTCTTTTGGGCTCAGGAGCCTTAAGAATCACTTCGCCTTCCGGAATCTTAAAATCAGCTATGTTTATGCCCTGGTTCTTTACCTCTTCAACCCGTGCCCATGCACCTTTCGAGCAGCCATGCATACTTCGTGGGTTAACCATCATCGAAATGTAGAGCGAGTTAAGGTTCAGCAGTCTACCTGCTTCAGCGTTCCACAAGTGTTCTTTTACCATCTGCTTCTTAAGCCATGCAGAGAGTTCAAACATTTTATCACGGTCGAAAGCTTTTTGCATATCAGTTAGTTTTTAGTTGAGATCCTCTTCATTAATCAGATGTATACCTGCATACCTTGCAAGCTGCACTTCAATTTGAGCGCCTTCCGAAAACTCCCAATCAGGAAGCAAAAAAACAGCATCAGCATCCAGCAGCAGCGGAACACATATCTTCATTGCATCCCTTTGCTTGGCAAGGCAGTTAACATGGGTAAGCGGGTTAATAGGGTGGTGTCCGGCATCTCTCAGCTGGTTCTCAGCATGTCTGAACTTCATTACCACATCGGCATAGTTCAGCCCCGTAACTCTTCCTGCTATATAAACTCTCATAGGTTATTGATTAATCAGTTTCAGTACATCCTTTTGCTTCACCATCACCCTGCCGCGGGGGTTATTCATCTCCTTCTTCTCCCAGCGAACACGCCCTTCGAACATGGCTTTTCTCAGCGATGGCAACCCCTTTCTTATCCCGGCATTCTTCATCAGCTTCACAGCCGAGTTCTGTGTAATCGAAGGGTCACAATCCTTAGGCTTCAGCCCAACAGCCTGCAGGGTAGCCATAACAGCCCTGTCAACTATCAGCACCAGCTCCTGCCTTTCTATTATAATCGGATCAGTCATTTTTACCCGTTATTGCTTCAATGCTTACCTCATTCAGATCCTTCACAACCCCTATCATTTTAGTGTTAAGGGTATCCAGGTGGCTGTTGCCCTTCAGCTCATTGTTCATCCTTTCGAGCAGTTCTATTGCCTCCTCGTACAGCGAGCGCTTTTCTGGTGCCATTAGTTTAGATTTATAATTGTATCCGAAAAAATACCTCCACCATGCACATATTTAAGCCTCTGCGCTGTTTTACTGGTAGGTGTCGCCACCAGAACATGCATGTGCATTTTAAGCTTCAGAACCTGTCTCTTAAGCTTCCTGTTTTCATCAGCTAACTCCATCGTTTTTTTAAATAGGTTAAACATAGGTTTAGAATTTTGCCGGAGAGGGGGTTAGTCAACCTTCGGAAGACAATCCCCCCAGCATCCGGCGGGTTAGCTATGCTGTAAGTAAGTTATATTCAATAGTCTTGCTGCGCCTGGTTCGGGTTCTTGTTGACCTTAAAGTTTTCGCGCATAATGTTCGGCATCTCTGTGCCCTAACCATATTTACATCAAAAAGAACAGAAGAAACCGACAACAGCAGGAAGAATACAGCAATGGTAGTTTTCATAAAATTGTCTGCAATACTATACTCCCTGAATATCCAGTAGCGGGTAAGATCAGTTTCTTTATGTATCTTCAGCTTGCTGTAAATATTTCTCAGGTGTACTGATACGGTTTGAATGCTTATCTCAAGCATATCCGCAATTTCCTTCTGAACATAACCCCAGGCAATAAGCCGGGCAATATTCTCTTCTCTTTTCGAAAGTGTGATTGTGGTGCTAACCCTTTTCATAATTTTATTTAGTTTGTTTTCCAGTCCATGCATTAAGCTTATGGGCCAAAAAAAATTTCTCAAGCTCACGTGCTTCAAAAACAGTAAAGTAGCGGTGCCCTGTTTTCTTAGTCATAAAAGTTCCAATATTCCAGAAGCATGCCCTGCAAATTTCTTCTCTTGCTTCAATCCTTATATTATGTGGCAGGCTGTCATAAGCAATACGGAAACCCCCTTCATGCACTTCCTTCCCGATAGGTACCACGTTTATGGTATTGATTTTTGACATTTTAATTCTGTATATTTGTTATGAATGTGTGAATTGTGTAATAATTAATAACAATCATGTAACACAAATATAAAATACATAATTCATTTAACATACATAATACGTACAAAAAGTTATTAACAATTTTGTGTAGCTGTGGAAAACATTGACGAAACATACAGAGGAAGAACAAAACAAAAGATAAATACACCTCACGGAGAAAGATTTAAAAAGTTTCGCCTTTCAATGGGGTTTAATAGAAAAACCTCGTTTGCCAAAGCTCTCAATACAAGTCACGCAACTATTTCAGCCATAGAAGATTCAGGCCGACCGATAAGCGACAATATTTTACAATCATTAACAACAAGATTTCCTGAATTTAATCCCGATTGGCTCCTGTCCGGAAGAGGAAATATGCTAAGAAGTGATTACAAAAATGAAGGTCATTTTAGTATCATAAAAGAAGAAGAAAATAAAAGTTATCAACAAGTTTGTGAGGAGTGTAAACGCAAAGATGAGATAATAAACAAGCTCCGCGACGACCTCGATAAACTACAAAAAGATTATATTGAGTGTTTAAAGGACTTGTCCGGCCTTCGGAAAAGCTCAGGATAATATGGATTAAAAACAAATCACCATGAAACTAACAATTTTGATTTCAGTATCCTTTTTAATTGTTTTACAATACTCTTATTCGCAGGAACAAATTCCCAGAAAAGCTAATCTCATTGTAATCTCTGATACAATAAGTCAGCATAAATACTATTCAGAAATTACCGATATACTTTTTGAAAACGGATATGGCATACACAATTCAAATGAGGAAACAGGAACAATAACAACCACCGATAAATCATTCCGGCATGGCAACATACGGTTAACCTTTCTCATTAAAAACAACAGGGTGCTTCTCCGCGGCCAGTTTAATATGAACCTTTCAATCAATTACGGGGGTGTAAGCTCAGATGCCGGATGGGTTGGCATAGAATATTATGGAATGAAAAAAAGCCCTGCAATGACAGCATGGGATGAAATGTATTTAATAGCAAAGTCAATACCTGGAATAAGAGAATGCCTTGTTAAATAACGAGAATTAACTTATAAGTTAACTTTTGGGTTTTTTCTTTTTCGTTTTGGTATCTTAATAAGGTAATCAATAACCTTCCTTAATGCCTTATCATCCTTCTCCTGGTACCAGTCAATATAACCATCCGTCATGTCATTGCCATGGCCCAGAATATGCGCAATCACATCCTTAGGAGTATCAAGCTTCGCCGCCATGGTAGCAAACGAATACCTTGCAACATAAGTTGAAAGCCTCAGTGTTATTCCACAGGCATTGCCGGCACGGCGCAGATTCTTATTTGTGTTTTTCAGCAGATCCTTTGTTACATAAGCCTCCCTGTCGGCACGCGTAACAAGCTTCTTCTTTTCAATGTATTTGAGGAGGTATTCAGTTCCGGCATGTCTCTCAATAATCTCCCTCGCCTCCGGGTATATCCTGATGGAATACTCCCTGCTAGTTTTAAACCTGTCGTAAATAATCCGATCCTTATAGTAGTCGGCTTTTTTCAGGAAAAGCAGATCCTTAAAGTTTGTTCCACCAGTATAGAATATCAGTAAGAACAGATCCACATCCCTTTGTTCTGCCCTTGTAAGGTAAGGCTGAGCCATAACAAGCCGCCTCATATCATTCCTGTCGATACTGCGGGGTTGTTTCCTCTCACCTGATATCTTATACTTCCTGAACGGGAATAGCTGAATCTTTATCGTTTCCGTCTTATCTATGGCATGGTTGAAGATAGCCCTGATGTTGCACATGTAATTCCGAATTGTGTTCACCGATGCCCCACCCGCTTTCAGGTGCTTCTCAAAACCCTCCAGAAAGGCAGGCGATATCTGTCTGAATAATATCTTCTCCTCACCGGCATACTCCTTCAGGTGTTTCAGCGTAACCGAGTATAGCTCCTCCATGCTGGTGCGCTTCTCTTTTCTCAGCTGTCTTATCCTCTCCCTGGTATATTCGCAGAAATCAGCCCCATTATCCGATCCCGATTTCAACCGGGCAACAAGAGTGGCCAGTGGCATATCCCTTATGGCAGTACCGATATCAGCAATAATATCATTGTACTCATCCCGTAGCTGCAGCATAGCCCCGTTTTGAGTGGTGTGCCCCCTGTAGCTGCTTTTAATCCACCCGTCTTCGCTCATATACTTCGGATCAATATACCACACAGTTCCGATCATGGCAGTCTCATGGTTATGAACAACCTGCACCTTAATATTGGCAAGGCCATTCTTATTAACAATGAACTTACCTTTGCTTTTACGAACACAAAACTTAACAGAAGGCATTGGCAGGAAGATTAAAAAATATCATGCTTTTGTCATGCATTTGTCATGCGCAAGGTAAATAATGAATCAAACAGAAGCAAATTTATTTAATTATGAAAAGCGCACATACCAAAGCAAAAGGCCCGCAAACCTTCAATTTGCGAGCCTTTCAATCTGTCGGGGTGATCTGACTCGAACAGACGACCCCTTGCACCCCATGCAAACACCTTAAACCCTGTATCTATGTAATTAACAATATGTTATTTACATTTTGTTAATCATTTATCATGCCAGTGTCATGCGTTTTTTCATTTCGGAGTCGAAAGGTTTGTAATTATATCATTCTTTTCAGAGCTACCCTTCGACGATCCCAGGAAGAAATTAACCACCGACATAAACGCGCCAGTGTTAATGATCCCGCAGACAAAGTTAATCATATCCCGGTTAGCTTCGGGGTATGTAACAAAAAATAAACAGAAATCATAAACAATGGCAGCACCAGCCAGGCCAATAGCCAGGTAATAAACAAACCGCTTGCTGAAAGTATCACCCTGTCTCAGCGCTTCAATCTGCATAGCCCTGGCATTCTGGGTATCCTCAATAAACATCTTCTCCGATGCCTGCGAAAGCTCCTCCATCTTAACAGTATAATCCTGCAGCTGCTTCTCAGCCTCCATCTTCAGCCTGGTACGCTCTTCCTTGTTGGTAACAATTTCATCGATGGCAGCAGTCACCGAACCGATAACAGTAGCAGCAGCATCCGCCGCCGGCTTCTTAAATAAATCCCAAAACTTTCCCATATCAATTCTTTCTTAGTTCATTCTCACTCACCCACACCCTTGCCGCAACAACACACTCATCACAGAAGAGCAGCTGATCTTCCGGAGCAGACATCTCAAGTTCAATAAACTCGTCCATGTCTATATACACTTCTTTTTCGCAGATGCAGCATTTCGTGTCCATTGTTCCCTCCAGGTATTAAGTACATCCCTTGCAGTAAGCAGATCCTCACACCAAAAACACCGGCCATCCGGATGATAAAGCATAGCCCCCGAACCTGTGCCCACCGACTGCGGAAAACCACATTCCCTTCCGAAATTATCTCTTATCTTATATGTGCCCAGCAAAATAGCGAACCTCTTCTTTCCCTCCCTTATAAATGGCCTGCACAAAGTTGCAATATGAGTATGTCCGCCCACACCCACGTCAAAGTTCAAACCTATCCTTTCCCATCCAACTTCAATACCGTGGGTATGATTGAATACAGAGTAGTTCCTCCATTTATGCCTTACAAGCCATTTCTGCGAGTTGTCTCCCCATTTAAGAGTAAAGCTTATCTGCGATGAATCATAAAGGCATTTAGTACCCTTCAGCCCTTCCCTTATAAAGTCGATCCCGCTCAGCCTCTTGGTCCAGTTGTTATGGTTACCCGAGCACCAGAACAGAATATTCCCCGAAAGCTTTTTGAATAGCCACTCCAGGAATCTCACCTCCATGTCGAAAGTTGTAGGCTGTTCCTTCTGGATTCCCTGCAGAGTTCCAATAATGAAGTTATCAGTATCATCCCCTGTATTACCTACATACATGCCCTCTGTGTTGCAGATGATATCAGCATCCCTCTCAATTGCAGCATAGTCGCTTTTACCCCCGGCGTGAAGATCTGATATAAGGGCTATAGCAAACGGACCGTCAGGCATCTTAATCACCTGCTCACTCTCAACAATATTCTTCTCCCTCGCTCTTTCCCCTATTTTAATAAGGTATGGCATAATGTCCCCCTCGAAATTCACCCTCTCTTCTGCTGTTATGCCTTTTATACTGGGTTTGTCTATTACTTCAGCCCACTGGTACTTGCAAGCCATGCACTTGTATTGTTGACTCTCGTGCTCTTTCCTCAGAAACTTCCCGTTCTTTAACACATGGTCACTACCACACTTCTTACAGACTGCCATCTTATATAGAATTAATTACAGTCCAAACAAACCTCCCTTCTATCCACCGGTGCCCGTACCAGAACATGAGCGAAGGCCGGTCACTGAGCGAAGTCGAAGTGGAGGGGCTACGGATTAATCAACTGCACCTTCACCTCACCCTGCTGCACCACATCCATATGCACCCAGCCCACACCCTTCTCAAGCCTTACAGCATGAGGCAGCTTTGCTGCATTGGCAATAATCCACTGCCTTGTCTCTTCAGCAGTCTTACCCTGCACATCAAAGTCAATAGCCTGCCACCTCACATGTGGGGTTATATACAGCACCCCTGCCTTCGACTTCTTCACAACCAGGTCACACAGGTTACACCTCACGCCTCGTTCATCGAACAAACCCTTAGGAGCATCAGGCACATGCTCCGGCACAATAGGCATACCCGTCTTAATCCTGCCCCTTATGTACTGAACATAGTCAGAGTTAATATATCCCGGCTCCGACCAGTTGTTTACGAACACAGGCCCATTCCTCTCGCGTATCCAGTCAAGGTTCTTAAGAAGCCTCTCATCGAAGAACTGCCACACCCAGTCACCATACTTATAGAATATGTGCGGACAAACAAGTTCCTCGAGCTCGAAGTATGTAGGTTTGTAGATCATGGGATTTTAACTTTAAGAATTGCAATATCCTTATCATGCTCATTTAGCCTTGCTGAGTGAGCGTTAAGCCTGTTGTCAACAGTCTCGTGCCTGTTCTTACAGCCCTCGCCAAAGTCATCACTGCTTTGTTGCATCGAAAGCAGCACCCCGTTCATGGCAGTTATCGAAATGTTCAGCTTATTAATGCTGTCGGTCAGCTGGCCATACACGCCAATAACAGATTTAATCATCCATCCAACAGCGCCGATGGCTGTTGTTATACCCAGTATTAATAAAGCCTCGTTCATATTTATATCGTTTTATATTGGACTTGGAAAATTCAACTTAATCCTCTCATTCACAATACCGCAATGCCTCTTCAAATAATGTTCTGTTGCTGATAACCTTGTATGTCTCAGGTGATCCATTAACTCCCTGATTGAAATGCCGCTCATGTGAAGAAGCGAGGCACCGGTATGTTTGAATGAATAGAACTTATAACCCTTTGGCAAACCCATACTATCCCTGAACTTATTGAATCTCCACCGGAGCATATTAACAGAGATAGGCTTCTTCGCAAAGTTCCCCTTCCATCCAAAAATATAAAGCTGCTTGTCTGCCGTATCAATACCGAAGTCCTTGCATATCTCAATCAACTGATCCGGCATCGTTACAGTCTGCTTCTTCTTGTTCTTTGCGTTCTCCTGGCGGACAGTAATGATCCCTTTCTCCAAATCGATATCGCCAACCTTCAGGAACCTTAATTCTCTTCCGGGCCTTATGAAACAATAGTATTCAATGTTACAGGCAAGATAAAGCTGCGGATCTTCTTCTTTGATTTTAAGCAGTAAAGGTTTCAGGTGCGATGGATGTATCATTTCCGCTCCCTGGTCTTTCTTCTTCCGGGGAAGTATGATGCCCTCAAAAGGAATTGTTTCAATCTCACCTCGCTTCAGGGCATACTTGAATACCTGTTTGATATCCATTACATACCTTTCAACAGTCGGCTTATCAAGACCAACATCTTTGCCGAGATGATAAAAGAAGTCCCTGATGTTGTCTGCTGTGAGCTTCCTTAAGGGAACATTATCCAGGTGATTTTCTTCCAGCCAATCTTCAAACACCCTGCACTGACCCTGGTAACCCACAAAGGTTCTCCTCTGATCCACCGATTCTTTCATCATCAGGAATCCCGGTGCCAGGTCTTTGAATGTTTTATATCGTCTGAAAATTGCCATCTTTTTATTTCAAATTATTGGCACTATTTTGAGTTTGCTGCCGAAAATTTGTTTTACCTTTTAGTTATACTGCATCCGCTGTCACGAAATTAATAACTTGTTAACGTCCATCCATCCGAAACAGAGTTTGCAGCATTAAGCGTACATTTCTCAGCATAGCACAAACTTTTTCCCGTACCATTTCCGAGTGTTAAGCAAATAGGATTCTTAACTGCACTTGTGGGGTTGTCTGTTGGATTGTAAATTGGCATTGATGTTAATGTGCAATCATAGAAAAACACATTGCTAACCAGATTGCTACCGTTATGCGACCTGTATGGAAAAATACCAGTGAAGGTACATCCACTAAATCTTGAAATAGTACCTGTATATACACCACAACCCCACGCATCCCTGCCGCCCGTTGAAGAACCGGGAAGTGCTTGCAAATTAGCATTTCTGTAAGCTACAATACTATCCATTCCATAATTATGGAACTCACAACCTTTAAAAACAATATCTGCGTTTTCATTGCTTGTCGTGTCGCAATGAACTACATACCTGCCGTTAGTCTTTTTAAACTTAATATTTCGCGCTCCCCCGCTTCCATACACATCGAAGATAGAAGCCAAAGCCATATTTGCGTCAGATTCACTATCTGCGAGAGTTCCCTGTACTGTTATATCGCCAATCCCATCCAGATAGCAATAAGCCTTATCCAGAGCAAATATATCTTTATATGTCGTGAAAACTGTTTTGGCGTAATCAGTAAAGACGCTTGCGGCAAAACTATCATATACCGCAATCCTACACCGATTTGTCATTGTTCCGGTTGTAAAAGAATCTATGGCGGCCTGAATAGTTGCATAATCCTTTCCTGAACCCACTGTTTTTACTACCTCACAAGAATCAAATATCCAATCATGGTCAGTAAAATACTTATCTATTGCCCACCTGTCTTTTACATTGGGTGCAGCTGCAAAGAAAGCCCACTTATTTGTACCCCCACAAAATAGCTTTGTATTCCATATCGTAGGATCGCCAACATCATTCCTTATTGTTTTTGGAATGCCGGCGGCCGTATAAAATAAATTATTCTTGTCAATAGTTTTCAAAGCCGCAACATCAGCCATTGCCACACCGATGTTTGTTTTACCTGTGATGGTTATAGACAGATCGTCAAGATAAACAGTAAGGTTTCCTGTCTGCACATAAAATCTTATTTCACCCGCACCACCGCCAACAGTGTCAGTGAATGAGCCAGATATTTCGTTCCATTGGTTTAAGGTTGGAGTGGCTGATAAGTTTTGATAACCGACACTGCCATCACCTTTTATTACCTGAAGCCTGATTGTTCCGGCTGTATAAACGGTAGGGTATATCCAAAACGAATAATTTACAACCTCCCCCGGTCTTGTTCTGAATGGTTGACTTTTTGCACCCTGAACAGTTGATGCTCCAGTCACAACACATTTAAATGACTTTGTTCCTGAGTGAGCTTGTTCATCGCTATTTGTAACCGTTGCGGTATTCCACGCAATTAGTGTACTGCCAAGTTCTGCTCCCGGATCTGTTACTATATTATTACTTATTGTTGCGTGTCTTGCATTAACCGACTTGTCAAGTAACTGACCATTCAGTATAGTGCCGTCAGAATAAAAAGCACTTGCTTTTAATAGTGACGTACAGTACGCCTGCACCGAAACCTCGTCGCTACCCAGCGGCGAAATACTACTTAAAGGGCTATTAAATATCATAGCACCATGTATTAAAAGTTAATAATAAAACTACTCCGACAGAAGTATGCCCTGGGCGTATCCTGTTGAGAACTCGATGTGGTTAAAATATTCCTGACCACCGGCGCACATCATGTAACCACCAGGCAATACTGCAGGATAATTCCTTGTCGTCTTCACATCCTGGTTCCCGACCTGCACACCAACAAGCGTGGCACCATCAGCACCAACCTTAATGTGTGTGAACTTCTTATCGCTCACAGCCTGGGTACCGATATAATAATCGCCACCTTCACCTGCAATCCTTTGCAGTAATTTCGAATGATTGTTTTCCCTTACCATCGTATTAAGTATTAAGTCAAATTTTTTCCAAATCTCCCCTCACATAACTCATTCTGTCCATCTTCTCCTCCTCGTCCCTGTAAATCGTCTCAACCCTGCAGCTGCGGAACAACCCTTTTACCCCCGCACGCCTTGCATAGTTCTCCCTCGTATAATACCAGAAGCTGTTCTCATTCCAGAAGCTCTTCACCCCCGGATCCTGGAACCCCGCCCTTCCATCCGTGCTCGGGGTCATCGTCAGAATCATCCCACCCGGAGCCAGCACCCTGTGCACCTCACCCATAAACCCCCTCGCATCCTCCACATACTGCAGCACATCCACAGCCTTAATCAGCCCCACCGAATTATCTTTTCGGTCCCTGAGCGCAGCCGAAGGGGCAGTCGAAGGGAGCGAAGGCCGGTCCCCGAGCGCAGCCGAGGGGAGATCAATAACATCCAACCCATTCACCTCCGCGAACCTCCTGCACAGCCCCTCTATATTATTATGGTACAGCCTGTCATTCAGCTGCCTTATCATCTCACCATTCTTAATGAAAGTATTATTCCCGTTAATCCTGTACACATAGAGCACCTCCTCAATCTCCTTAAACTTCGTCTCCATGTAAAGCCGGTGCATCAGGTCAAGATCATCGCACACCTTCAGCGAGTCGTTATGCCCGCCGATCTTCTCATACACATCCCTGCGCCATGCCCTTATGTGGTCAGGGGCAAAATAGATATCACCAAGCCTCCCCGGGTAAACAGGCTGGTTATGCATTGCATAAAGCCTCTTGCCCCTCCAGAAGAAAAAGCTATGTTTCCACCCATACTCCTCCAGGTAAGGCCTGAAGTCATTGCTCAGCTTCGCGTTCCTCGAAAAAACAAACCCCGTTTCATCATCCTCGAAAGCCGCTGCAAGCTTCTCCAGGCAATCATCTGTAAGCAGATCATCATGGTCCACCTCCGCAATCACATCACCCGTCGCCTGCATGCACGCCAGCCTCTTCAGAAACCCCACCGAGTTATTGGTGAACGGACAATCCACAATCTTAATTCGCTGGTCCGGTTCCTGAGCGCAGTCGAAGGACGCTCCGTTGTTGAGCAGAATAATCCATTCCCAGTCCCTGTGCGTCTGGCTCATAATCGTTCTCTCCAGCTCGCTCAGGTACTGGGCATCATGCGTCGGTGTAATGATCGAGATCTTCATAGTGCTTAAGCCATGTATTAGTTTACCTGGTCCCCGTCCCTTTTATCATCATCCTTCTTTGTGCCGGGAGCTACACCTGTGCCCTTGCTTTTCTGGTTATCAGATTTCTGTACCAGAATAATTGCAATTATCAATGTTATAATCGCTGCTGTAAAGATCCATGCTGTTGTTGTCATGCCGTTTATATTTACGATTCACTTCCAAAAGATATGCTCATTGTCCAGTCCGATAAGTTAACTGCCCCTCCATTACCCACAACATAATCTACAACCGACAATGGAGTGTTTGAATAATATGTACCATTAACCGAGCTGCGCCATATATAGAACGATCCGTTCACAACCCCCGTTCCCGATATGCTTACCTGTATTGCCAGGTCAGTTATGTCACCATCAAGCGAGTTGGCAAGGTTGGTTATATTCAGCTTGCCGTCAGTGTAATCAATATAGTTTCCTATCTGAGTGCTGTTCGGGGTAATACCCCAATTCCCCTTGCCCGGGAATGAAACTGAATCCGATGCACCGTTTGCTCCGATATTAACTGTCCTGTCGTAACTTGTGGTATTTGGTACAAGGCACAGAGCATTACCGCCGTTCTGATCAAATTCAGTAAGGCTGTCACCAATAAAAAGCTTAACAGTAATAGTCTTATTGCTTGTAATTACACCGGTATCACAGGTAATAAAAGCATCATCATCAAAGTTGCTTAAAGGCTCAATAGTATATCCAACCATTGTAGATCCATCCCATAAGGTCAGCACGAGAGCGAGGGCAGGATAAGGATACTTCACCTCACCTAAGTTCACATACGCGTCAAAGGTCGCAACATCGCCGGTAATTATATTCTCACTAAACCATATATGATCTAAGCCGGGTGTAATTGCAGTATGATTATAGCCACCCCAGTCATCAAGCTCATCCGGGGCCACAACATCGTTAACCAAAGTCTCTGTCAGAGATCCGCCCCCGTTTGAATAACTCCTGCTCACAGGACCGAACCCGCTCCACTCATTAACATTTGCATGCTCAGCCAGTCCCTGTAAATCATATACAGAAATACCCAGCACTTCGGCAACCTTGTCAACATCAATATTCTCAACCTCCACAGTCGATCCCACAACAGCCATATTCGCCTGCGCCGGTACCGATGCCCTTGCCTTAATCGCTGCAGCAGTAAAACCCCTGTATGCATTAAGTACAAGCTTCGTCATAGCGTAACCCTCCCCTTAATGTTACTGGCTGCCTCAATAATCCCTGCGCTTGTAATCTTTGCAAGTACGGTAGTGCCTCGCTTTATTATCAGGCTGGTGCCGTCTTCCTCAATGCTCCAGTTGGCGGTCTTTAAAGCAGTTGCCTTTACATTACCACCAATAACAATACCAGTGTCCGTAACTGTAATTATATCAGTTCTTGCTCCTCCGTTATAATGAGATATATAACTATGAGGAGATCCGCCTTCATCAACCCAATAGTAAAAGCCAATGCCATAAAAATTACCCTCGTAATATGAGCCTATTCTTATTTCATCATCCGCGTTAAAGGTATGAGGAACCTGGTTTTCAACCTTTCCGTTGAACGTAGGGCTTGCTACCGGCGCATAATAACTCCCATGCTGCCCGTCCAGCAAATCCGCATCAAGCCCGCTCCCCGTACCATCAACCTCCTTAACCCTCGTCAGTATCTCTGTCGATGTAAACCCGCTCACATTACCCACGCCTACACCCGTAATCGCACCGTCGCTGTTTATTGTTGTTTCCCTGCTTGTATTCTCATTCTCTGTGGTAAACGTAATCGTCTCCGTGCTCCATGCTAGTATCTCAATAAGAGTAACATTCCACACCTCTTCATATACATCCCAGCTGCCTTCCGTTATCTCGAACTTCTTGCCGTTATGCGTTATTATCGACGCAAAGTTTAAACCCACTCCCCTTATTGTACCCATAAGCTTTTCCCTGGCAACCCTGTTCTCGCTCGCCAAAGCCCTTGCAAGCTGCACAAGCAGCGAGTAACCAGTTCCCCCCGGTCTGTGCCATAAGGTTGTTGCCGAACCATCTACAAGCCGTGTTATGTTATAATACAGAATCGATTTATTGGCAAGGTCAGGCGCATCAGCTGCCAGAATTGTCTTGGTGCCAAGATCATTAGATTCTTTCGAGCCTGTAAAAGATGCCTTTGTCTCAATGCCGCTCGGGTAAAGCTCTCCGGTCTGGCTCATAAAGTACACGCATGGCTCCGAAAAGGCTACACCTTCGTAAGTTACAGCCCTCGGCGATGCCGTATAATACCTGTATAGCGATACTTGTAAAGTTCCCGAGCAGGGTATGCTGTTTGTTATAATTTTAAGCCTGTTCCATGTTGGACCATATATCGAAGATGAAACACTTTCGCTTATAAAGCTCAGGCTGGTTGTCCATCCCTGTTTTGTCAGGAAGTAATTAATGGCCCCATCAGTTAGGGCAACCATCATTCTTACCTCCATTGTTATGTTAAGCAGCCCGTTTGTGTATGTTCCGGTATCATGGCCCAGTGGTGCAAAATCAACCTCAAACACAAAAGGCTCAAGGGCAACCTTGGTTATCTCAATAGCCTGGTATATCTTATCATTATCATCAGTTGCCCGTCCTGTTAAGTAGGCATATGCCTTCCCGTCCTTTATACCCTGGTCTGTAGTAAAAGTTCCCGTCTTTGTCCAGCTCGTAAACTGCCCGCCTGTAATTCTCCAGAACTCGTAATTGTCAAGCAGCGACTTCTTCCTGCCAAAATCATGTTTCAGTGTAACCTTCTTGCCTCCGGGTTCAAGAGATCTGTTTAGCGGTGTGCCAACTGGCCACACATCTCCACCCAGGTCAGGCAGCGCCATTGTAAGTACTTCCGGTGCTGTTTCAGTACCCTCGTAAACCCCGGCCGATGTATAAAGCATCCTCGTGCTTTCTTTATCTGCACTGTGGGTTATCCTCCACCTGTTGTTAACCTGGGTAATCTCTGCATTATATTTTTCAAGAATATCCTCAAGCACATCCTGGCAGCTCTTCTTGTCATATATACCAGAGTCCTCTTCAGTCTGTGCAAAACAGGTTCTGTCCTCGGCATGGTTTGTTTCAAAAAGGTTAACAGCAATAGAGTAGCCAAGCCCGAGACCGATCTTGTCAAGGCAGTATATAATCATCTCAAGTTGGCTGTTTATACCCGTCTGCTCGTAGTCGATATCTTTAAGCAATCCCAGTCCATCGGTTGCAGTGAATCTTATGGTAATCGGGGCAGTCTTGTAAAGCGCTTCCAGCTGCTGCGGAAGATTGAACCCGCTCCATAAACATACAATCCCCTTGTAAAACTCAACCTTAATCATCTGTGGATCGTTCGTGTAGAACTCATCCATCTCAAAGTTTACCAGTTCTCGAATTGCAAAATCAATCGAAGTTCCCTTTATAAATTTATTGTTCCCTTTCTTCGGAACAATGGCGCCATCAATAGGCATGCTTCTGTTCACAGGGCTTCCGGCATAATCCTTAAATGAAATCTTCAGCGAGTACCCTTCGCTGTTAACCCTCGTCTTGCAGGGTAAATCATATTTAAGTCCGTATGCCATAATTCACTTCTGTGTTATTCTCTCCCCCTGCCAAGGGGGACTGCCCGCAGGGCGAGGGGGTATTACCCCCGCTTCCTCCCCGATATCATCGCCTGCTTGTTATTCTCATTATTAATAACATACACCAGGTCTGATCCCTCCGCCGTAAGCTTGCCGTATATCTGAATCTTTACCGGCTCCGTCTTAGGTCTTGCATCATAAGTAAAATTATTTGATCCGTAACCGCCACCTCCGCCCGGTGCGCCTATTGCTTTCGACATCGATCCTTTTACCGCCGAACCGATAGCCATAAGAGCTACTCCGGCGCCTATCGCAAGCCCTGCACCGCCAAACGATATAAGAGCCTTCTCCAGTGCCATCTTGGCAAAACCGGCAGCAATGCAGATACGCCCCACTGTTATTGCAAGCTCTCCGAATATCCCACCTATAACCTTGCCAAAATCCCCACCACTTACTTCACCTGATGCCAGCGCGCCTATGAACATAGAAAGGCCTTCGGCCATACTGGTAAAAGCTTCGTTAACCGAGGCAGCTATATCTACGCTTATTGTTTTTATCTTTTCGAGGTGCGGTGCCAGTGCGTTTATGTTCGGTGCAAGGTCGGGAATAGCAAGGTTACTTATGTCAGCCCTTCCGGGTGAATTATCCATATTATAACCCTTAAGTATTCTCAGGTCAATTGCCTTCTGGTCCTCTGCGTTTTCGTCCTTCTTTGTCTTAACCACAGCCTGTAGCGACTTATTCTCCTTGTCAAGCAGGCTCGAGGTCATTCTTATTGTGCTGTTGTAATCCTCCTGAGCCTGGTATCCAACAGTATCAATATCTTTGAAAGTATTGAAGAGCTTAACAAGAACATCCCTTTCCCCTTTCTGCAGTAATACAAAGAACTTGGAATAGCTCTCTATCACCGATGGATCAATATCCGCAATACCATAAAAATTGCCGGTATTGTATTTTACGCTTTCCAAAGCCTGTTTCATATTGCCGAGGCTATAGCTAAGCGAAGTATCAAAAGCTTTTCTTAATCTCGTTTTTGTATCTTCCGAAAGAGCGTCAATGGTCTCATACATCTTAACAGCCTCTTCAGCCTCCATCTTATTGCGGCCTTTCCACATACTCTTCTGCACCTCAAACTCTTCCTTTGCCAGCTGGGTGCGGCGCCTCATTATCTTTTCTTCAATAGTCTTAACCTGTTCTGCAGCATCAGCCCTCACGCTAAGTTCTTTGGTCTTATCCTTAACAATTTCCTGAAGAGCTGCACTCTCATGTTTTAGCTGGGCAATCCTGTAATCGTTGTACGAAGCTTTATCTTTTAGCTCATCAAGAACTTCTGCAAACTGCTTGCCTCTGGCGTAACCATCCTCCATGTTACTGAAGAAACCACTAAAGTCCATTGTGGCAAGTGCCCTTCCTGCTTCAAAGCAAGCCTCCTTAACTCCACCCATCATTGCTTCGAACCTGTCTCCCGGGCCCTCAATCGATTCAATGCTCTCCTTTAAAATTGCAAAGCCTCCGCCTGCAGCGCCAAGCAGTGCGAGAGGAGTAAGCATATCCTTCAATCCAAGAATACTTTTTTCAACCTTCTTGTCGAAGTCAACCAGCGCATCCTTACCCTGCTTCAGACCTTTGTCTGCGCCCTTGGCATCTACACCAAAAATAGCCTTCAGGTTTGTTATTACAGTTCCCATTAATCAGGGTATTTATTTAATAAAAACTCCTTCTGTCTTTCTTCAAGCTCCATCTGTTGTGGATCCTTCTCGTCCGGTTTTATTTCTTCCTCTTTCTCTTCCCACGGAAACCTCCACATTTCTTCACAGGTAATCCCTTTATATTCTTCTGCAACCTGCAGGTTCCAAAGCAGCCAGGTTGATTTCCTTACCAGTTCTGCCTGCACTTTTCTTCTTTCGCTTTCAGCCTCATTCCATCCGTGCAGGGCGTCGAGCATGTCACCTATATATGTATTGCCGAACTTTTCTGCATCCCATCCGAGAACCCCAAGAGCGAACCTCTTTAAAAAAGCATAGCTGTAATACTTCAGCGTATCCTCATCTAGTGGCTCGTTTCCTTCGTCTGTGTTTCCGTCACTCTCTCTTCGCTTTTTTTTTGCTCCTCACTCACCATTCTCCTGTTCAGAATTATCGAGAAGTCTTTTATTGCCTGAACATCCATAAGCCGGCCAAACTGCTTCTCGCTCATCTCAAGCTCCTTCCCGTCTGCATCCTCACCCTCTGATGCAGCGCAATAAGCAAGAGTCCGCAAAGTGAACATGTCGGCTTTCATCATGGCGAAGGCCGACAGATCCTTGCCTGTCATCTGGTTGAAAATACCAAGCGAGTTACAGTTAAGGTAAACCCTAACCTTACGTCCGTCCTCAAGGGTTATATATTCAGCAGGTTTCATAACTCAGAATTATCCCTGGTTCCCGAACGATACCGATCCCTTAATAGCTTCAAGCGATCCGCTCCAGTTGCCGGCTTTTTTCTCCGAGCCTGCATCCTCTTTCCATGATGTTATTACAGCATAGCCCGAGGTCTGCTGGTTACCCTGCGAAAACCTTCCGTAAATGAAAGGAAACTGTGTGCCCAGCGATGAAGCAACCCTCATCGTCTCGAAGTTTTCTTCGTTGGCTGCAACACCATAAGTCTTGCCTGCAATGTCAAGAGAATGATCAGCGTCAACAAATTCCTTTGCTGCGTTGCCTTCGTTTGCCTTAAGCAGAACATCATCGAAATTTGGCTTTACTGCAAACCCCGTTGTCTCAAGCCCGGTAATAAGCTTACCGCCAAGCTTGATCGTTAATGCGTATTGATTTACTTTTCCCATGGCCTTAAAAAATTAAATATTACTTGTTTCAATATTAAAGTTCATTATCGTGTAGTACATTTGGCTCTGCATGTCAAAGTCCGGATCATCACCCAGGTAATCAACACTCTCAATCGCTGTTCCTGAAATCGTTATACCCTCCATGGCTTCAATTGCCGTTCTTACCCTTGTTTTAAGAGTCTCCACACTGTCGGGCAGCTTGTCAATAATCATAAGTTCGCAGCTGTTCTCATATCCACTCACACCGCTTTTCAGTCTTACCGGAGTCTGCTTTTCCTTGTGCACGCAAAACGGAACCTCAATCTCCTCCCCCTCAATGGCAAAAGCAGTGTTCGTGATCACCTTCTGTACTTCAACCTGAATAGCCTCGCTTATCATATGCTGCGTGTTTGTACCTTATTTCAGCGCCCTGTCGTTCAAAAATTTCGTCATCTCAAAATCGGCGCTCTCTTCAAATGTTCTCTGGGCTGTCCCTTTGCTTTTATCCCATCCTTTTTCAGCAAACAGTCCCGGCCTTATCCCCGCCATTGTTCCAGCTTTAGTCTTCCTTCTCACCGGGGTCCTGAAATTATAGAACCTGTTCGCCCTCCAGTCAAGCGTTCCGTAGTTATGCCAGAAAAGAATCGTGTAAGCATCGAAGTGTTTTCCTTTCTTATTCCTGAACAACCCCTCGTTAAAGAAGAATCCAACGGCCATACTCGGGTTTTTCCCTTTCTTCCCTGGCTTGGCCTTTACAATCCTCTTCATCTGTGAAAGATTCGAGGGAAGGCTTGAAATCATTGCCTTCCTTACCGGTTCTGCCGCCTTCCTGAAAGCATTTGTAACAGGCTTCTTAAAGCCCCCGTCCGGAAACTCATCAAGCATCCTTTTCAGGTTTTCGCTCCCCTGGAGAACTATCTTCATTATTCCACAATCTTTTCAGCCACAATTTCAATGAACAAACTATCTTCCGGATCCGCGTCCACCGAAAGAATATTATATTGAATCCCGCCATCAACAATCCTCATCGTCTCGTCGATTGCCGCGAAATAGTGCGTCCTGTATTTATATCTTGGTGCCCTCACCAGTCTGTTGTTCACATAATTCTCAGGCGATTCCCCCGCCTCCTTCCTCGAAGTCAGCATGAAGCACAGATGAGCAAACGACTTCTGCGGAGCACCCATCGGGCTCTTCGTCGTCACAGGCGTAATCACCTGCACCTTCCTTCTCATCTCACCTAACTTCCCAGCCATCTCTTGCTTCTTTATTTTTTTGTGCGTCGGCGGATTTTCTCCCCCCCCTGGGGGGAGATACCGGCGAAGCCGGAGAGGGGGGTTAAAACCTCCTCACCTTATACTTCCTCATCAGAACCTCAGCCTTACTTGTCCTTAAGCTCATCCCGAAGTTCAGCATCTGGTTCTCCGGGTTCAGGTACCTCTCGGTAGCCAGCAGAATAACCGCATCATTCAGTTGCTTCGGAATAGCCGCGGCGGTCTCCCATCCGCAGGTAAACTCAATCTCAACAGCATTAAGCCTGTCGTACACCCCGTAAGTATTAATAAAGCGCATCCTGCCCGAAAGATCAATGTTATCAAGCTCGTAATCGGCAGCATCCATAACAGTAAGCACGTTGGCTGAGTTATAATACTTCACCGACGAAATAGCCGCCACCGGCCCCCTGGTAATCTCCATCACGCCCCCGTCCGGAAAATCATCCATGTACAGCGTGTAAGTTGCCCGTGCCAGCTGCCTCCCCGTATCCTCCTGCACCCCGTCAATAACAGCATCGAGAATCTCCTGCAGGTAAGTATCCTGCGTACTGTCCGATTCATCCTGTGCGCCAATATGCAGGTTCCTTTTGAACACAGCCAGCGACACCGGAGCAAAAATCGGCGCAGTCTTCAGTTTATATCTCGGTTCTTCCATTTTTATCATTGTTATTTCCAGTCCCCGAGCTGGTCCCCGAGCGCAGTCGAGGGGCAGTCGAGGGGGCGCGTTAGATCCTATCCCTTCAAATACTTCTTAATCTTCCCCGCCATCGCCTTACTCACACCAACATCGAGCAAATCCGCAATAGCCTTCACAGCTTCAACACTCCCGTAACCAGCCTCAAAAAGCTTATCCCTTCCGGGCATATCCTTTGGCAAAGTATTCGGATCAGCATCTCCGGTCCGGTCCCCGAGCGCAGTCGAGGGGGTCGAGGGGGTCGAAGTGGCCGAACCAAGTTCCCCATCCATTTCCGGCACCACCATTATATAACCCTCCGGCTGAAGCTTTGCAGCCCACTCGGCAGTAATCTCACCAATATCACCCTGGAAGTATCCAAAGGCGCTATGTGGTTTAAGGAATTTAACTTTCATTGTTTTTGTTTTAAGTATTGAAAAAAGAGCCTGCCTGAGCAGACAGGCTCTAACCCTAACTAACCTAACCTATGAAAAGAACTCCCTGCTAAACAGTTGTTGCATCCTTGCAAGCAGCAAAGGCTTCAGGCTGAAGTATGCCAACATCGCCGTAACCTATAACAGTAATCTCAAGCTCTGCCTTCTTCTTCAGTGAGTACGGATCCACGATTATGTCGAGATTACCCCACTGGCCCAGGTAAAGTTTACTGAAGTCACCGAATATAATTGCTGAGCAAAGCTCGCTCTGGTTGCCCTTTGTAAGATTGCTCGGAACAGCATTGGTAACCATGGCAGGGTAACCGTTCATTTCGTTACCAATCCATATATACTGTGCGTTGCCGCTTGTCTTCTCAGTCTGCTTCAGCTTACCCCTTACCTTGGCATTTGTAAGGTAGTACATTGAATTGCCCTCGGCGTTATCAATTGCAACCTCAGTCTCAAGATCAATAATAGTCTTCCATATCGGAGCGCCACCATTAGTCCCAATTACAACAGCGCCAATACCAACCTTATTAAGAATACCCCTTGGGGTCGGAGGTGTGCCCGATCCGTTAATGGCAGCTTCCTGGTATGCGTGTGCATGAGCTGCAACAAGTGCATCCTCAATAAGAGCTTCAATATCAGGTGAGCTCTGTCTTACAAGCTGCATCGAAAGAGCGCCGGTAACCTGCAGTCTTTTGGGCTGCATTATAAACTGGTCAAAAGTCATCTTTGTGGCAGTATCCTCACCATCTTCAGCAAGCCAGCTGGCAGTAAAAGCGCCACCTTCAACAAGTGGAAGATCACCTCTTAAACCCGTAAGAAACTTGGCGCCCATTCCCGGAAGCAGAATCTTATTTCTCAAAGCATCAAAATAAAGCAAAGGCTCATTTTCTTTGAGGTAACCACCATCAGCAACAGCTGTAATGTTCTGTCCTGTCGAAGCACGGTGCATAGCCTTTCTGCTCAGAAGCATGTAAGGAACACCAAACCCGGTAATACTTCCACCCAGTTCACGGGCTTCTTTAACAGCTTCCTGGTGCATCTCAAGCTCAACACCCTCAAGACCGCTCTTTGTTCCTGCAGCCAGAATGGCTTTTCTGAAAGAATACCTTTCAATATCCCTCTTATCACCTTTCGAAAGATCAACGCCGTTAATCAGCGCGTGTCTCTTAGAAACTTCTTCCTGCTGAAGTGCAAGCATCAGATCATTGTTAACCTTTTCAAATTGCGGATACTGTGCCTGCCAAAGATTTCTCTCTTCTTCTGTAAATTCGGCAATCTTTTTATCCTTTAAAGGCTCGAGTAACTTTATAATCTCTGCCTGTTTCTGGCGGAGCTCCTTACTCGATTCAGATACGGTATTGTTAATACCTGTAACCAGTGGTGCGGCAAAAGCCAAACCAAGTGGCAGTTGTGTGGCAACAAGCCCTATCGAGCCTGCAACGAACGGGTCCACGTCGATCATAATGCCTGCTACCGCAAAGGCCATAACCATGCAGACCATCAATAAAACCCAGCTTTTTGTTTTCATCTTTTTTTAAATTATTGTTTTCATTATTTAATTTGCCTTTACGGCCTTTATCCTCTTCCTTGCTTCAGCCTGCTGCTTCTCAATTAAATCAGCCAGCTCCTTCTGTGCCATCTCATCCATCAGCATCTTCCTCACCTTGTCAGGGTCAGTCTCTCTTATCTCCACATCCTTGCCTTCGAGCAGGTCGAGCACATCCTTCACCCTCATGTTCTCAATCTGGCTCAGCCTCCACTTGCCACCCAGTGCCCTGTGAGCGTAGGTAATTGCAGCAGCAGTCTGGCTTCTCATGCTCTTCTTTATGGCATCGGGGTTGCTCGGAATGCTCACAATCGAATACTCCCACAGCTCCTGCCCGGCAAAATAGAAAGTCTCATTCGCCCTGCCTTCAGCCTCTTCACCTGCACCCCAGCGCCCCACCCCGAAATCATCGAAGCCCACCGAAGTAGCCCTCAGGGTACCAAGTATTATTTTCCTGAAAACCTTATCGGCAACCAGGTTCAGATCTGCAGGCTCAAAGTGCGGATGCCCCACAAGCATTCTCACACCCTCGTTATCCTCCACCGCAATACCCTTATCCATTGCAATCACATCATCCGGATCCGGAGGGTTGCACATATCCCCGTAAAGGTTATGCATGTAACCCACCACCGGGTTCTTCCTGAAGTTCTCGAGCCTCCAGTTATCCTGGTTAAGAACCGTCCGGTGCCGGTCCCTCGTCGGAGTTGAGAGAATCATCGGAATAATCCTTGTCTCGCTCACATCCTGCGGAATCTCCCTTACCTGTCCGAATGTTATTTTTCTGCTCATCGTCATCCAGTTTATATTTTAATTCCACATCCGGTCCCTGAGCGCAGTCGAAGGGGCGCGCAGGCCCTGTGGGATTATTCTCCTTTATTCTTATTCTTCTCCGTCTCACTCGTCGCACTAAGCGGCGTATTCTTCCCCGACAAAAATGCCGGATCAATCGGCACATCCAGTCCCTCAAGCGGCGGAAGCAGCTCAATCGTCCTCGCCTCGTTCCTCGTCATAATGCCGGTGCTAACAAGAGTCTGCTCATATGCAGCCCTCGTCTTCATGTCGGCCCTCAGCAGGCTGTCCATGTTATATTTTATTGAAATTGTACCCCTGTCTTTCCTGTTAACAAGCTTGGCTTCAAGCTCAACCTCCTGCCTCTTAAGCAGCGGGCGCAAAGTATATTTCACAAACTGAAGGTCGAGCTGCTCGCCATTGCTGAACGTGCCCCTCGAAAGCTCTGCCAGGAATGTAGGCGGAACATTAAAAAACCTTGCAATCTCCTGTATCTGAAAAACCCTTGTTTCAATAAACTGCGCATCGTTTGGAGCCACACCAATAGGCTTGTACTTCATTCCGTACTCCAGTATCGGGGTGGTATGGTCGCCAACCGGACCGCCGTAATAAGTATCCCACCTCTTCTTCCATGCCGCAAACTGCTTGTCGTCCATCGTACCCTCGGTCTCAAGCGTTCCCTTAAGGTTTCCGCCCTTGCCGAAAAAGTCAGCACCGAAATGTTCCGAAGCCAATCCCAGTCCAATAGCCTCGCGTGCAGCCGAAATAGTGCTTAAACCCGTATATCCGTTAAGCGAAATATTCTTGAAGTGAATAATCTCCCAGTACATGAACGTACCATGGATGTCCATCTCATTGTCATCAATCACGTAGAAAGGTTCGCGGTTAAGAATCTTCAGCCTCCAACAGCCGGGGTTAATAGGAATCAGTTCCGTGGGCTCCCCTTTGAAGTCGAAAATAATAACCGCAATGGCATCACCCCGCAGCTGCACCCTGGCATTCATCATCTCCGTAAAAGAGAAGCTGTTCATAAACTTATTTGGAGCATGAAGCAGAGAATGAATAGAACCACCCGTCAGATCCTCGCGCTTGCCATCCTTCGTCCGCACAACATTGCACTGCAGCGATGCAGGCTGTTCGCTCAGAAGACGCACGCACGCATAAACAGCCGAAAGCTTCGAAGCATTTGAGGCGCTAACCGCCACACCAGCTGCCGAAGCAATACCGAAGTCAGGTTTATATTCATTAACCGGCATAACGAAAGTCCCGCGGCGCATAATGTCGTATGCCGTGCGGAACCTGTCGGAGAGTTTCATTCTGGGAGCTTTACCCATTACTTGCCAAACTTTAAATCCGTTTCATCACATCAAAAAAGTTACCTACTAAAAGCAGATTCAAAGTTCATCCACCCAAATCAGAATTTTATGGAACAATGTTTACGTGTTTCAAATTCCCCTCCTCGGAGGGGCAAGGGGTGGGTTTTTATAAATAAAAAAGCCGGGCTAATCACTCCCGGCTTCAGGTCAGTTGAAAACAAGTTACACCATAGGCATCTATAGTCTGGTTAATACTAAAAATTGATTATTACTTACTTGAATTTATAATTGTAGCACTTTCCTCCCGCTCATATAAATCGTGTACATAGCCCCACTTCATAGTATATACTTTCCCTCTTTCAATCTTAGCAGATTCCTCTTTTGTTAATCCTGTAACTGCTATTTTTCCGAAAGGACTTCTGAAGAAATGCTTCTCACCTCTTCTGTAATAATATTCAAAACTGCCCCCGTTCGGCTCAGTTATTTCCTTCCCTAAATCCTCAGGTTTTATACGGGCAACAGTTTTCCCGTTTACAATAATTGAATGCACTGCGCCAATTTTTGCCATAATGAAGTATTTAAGTATAAAGATAAAACTTATTATTTATTCAGTCTTTGTCTGAAACTATCATAGCTCGAATACCTCAGCTCATTAAAAACCGCATGAAACTTTTCATTCAGCACATCGAACACCGCCTCGCGGCTCACCTTAGGGTCATCATGTCGCCTCGCCTGCAGCTCCTCCCAGAAAACCTCCGCGAAACCCGCATGCGTAAACATCCGTATAACCTGTGCATCAACCTCGATTTTGCTAACCCTCGGCTTTTCATAGGTATTCTTCATTTATAGTAAGTTAATTTCATCCAGTAATATTTCCCCCCTTGGGGGGAAAGCCGCGAAGCGGAAAGGGGGTTCTACAAAAACCTCAACGAATGATCCTTATAAATCTCCTTATCCTCCCCCGTAGTAATAGTCAAATGTTCGCCCAGCGCAATAATAGCCGCAACCACCCCGTCGATCTTCTCGCTGCTCCGCTTCTTATCGGGCGATATATTATAGTTCTTGTCAATGTACACAACCACGTTGCGCATCTGCCACCTTAGCACCGGGTTATTAAAGTGCTCCAGCTGCCCGCTTATAACAAGCTTCTCAAACTCCTTCGTCGGAGCGCTCATATTAACATGCGCCTGCGAGTACGGGTCGAGCCTTCCAACCGGAAAACCCCCCTTAATAATATTCTGGATCGTGCCATGATGCGCCATGTGAGGGTCGTATGCGAAGCCCGTAACATCAAACCCCTTCAGAATCTCAAGCACATCCTGGCTCAGAAAGTCCGGATCAATAACCCCGCCCGGCACAATAGTCACATGTCCCTCCTTGGCCCAGCGCTGGTAGTCAACACGGTCCTCCTTCTGTTTTGCTTTTTCCTCCGGAAGCCAGAACCACCACCTCATAGCATTAAACTCAGGGAAGTACAGCGCCAGCGAAGTAAGGTCAACATGCGATGAAAGGTCGAGCCCCGCCGTGCACTGCTTCCCCGCCAGGTCGTCGATGTTCATACCACGCGTGCAGGCCATCCACTTCTCATCCGGAATCCATACCTCCGGAGCATCAACCCATAAATTAAGGTTCTTTGTTTTAAAGCTTACCTCCTTCGTTGAAGAGTTCAGCGCCCCCTGGAACTCAGCCATAAACCTGTCGGGCAGAACGCTCACCCCCCAGTTCGGGTTCGCCTTTCTCCACATCAGCGGATCCTTCCAGTCGTCACCCTCATCGAGCGTGTATATAATAGCGAAAGTATCATCCTGCTTTTTGATACCCTTCAGAATCTCAATGCAAAGATTGCGGTACTCGTAGCACGGCAGGTTCTTATCCCTCCCCGAAGTAGTAATAATGAAAATCAGCGGCTGAGTCCTGTTAACCGTCGCCGACTGAATATTCTCGAACACCTCATAGTTCTTCCAGGTAAACACATGGAACTCATCAAAGATCGCCCCGTGCGGGTTAACCCCTTCAATACTCTCTGAGTCGCGGCCAATAGGCTCCATCTTCGAGCCCGTAGCCGCAATACTGATGTTCTTCGTCAGAACCCTGGCACGCTTTGCCAGCGCCGGAGATTTCTCAATCATCCTCTTCGCCTTGTCGAAGCATATCCTCGCCTGCTTCTCCATAGTGGCAGCACAGTAAACCTCGGCCTCCTCCTCCTTATCCCAGAAGAAAAGCTCATTGGCAATAAACGAAGCGAAAGTAGTCTTCCCGTTCTTCTTCGGAATTTCAATATATGCATAGTTGAACCGCCTCGTGTTATCCTTCTTCTTCCACCCGTAAACAATATAGATAATGGCAGCCTCCCATCCCTCGGGAATAAACGGCACCCAGTTGCGCTTGTCAGGACAATGCTTCACAAACTGCCCGAACGAAAAAGCATACTCAGCCGCCCGCTTGTCGAAGAACCACCCATTCTCAGGCGCAACCACAAGATCGCGCTGGTGCCTCTCGAAAGTAAGCCGCGTAGTAGCGCTCACCACCACCTTGCCCGAAAGCACATCGTTAATATATTTCTCAGCCGCTTTAATCATAAATTCAAAACTTAACACTATCACACCCTAACATCCGATAGCAGTAACTTTGCTACTGCTATCAGGTAGTTAGGTTGCATGGCACGGGCCGTACCCCGCAAAAGTCTTGCACCACGACAACCTAACTACAGGTAGAAGCAAAAAAGCCCCTGCGCACAACGGCTCTACCGAGCCGGGACGGTTGGGCCGCTGGTTTGTAGGTTCATAAAGATTCCGTTTTCATAGGACACTCCAAGTTTTTTAAGCCTTTCCGTTGCATCCTCAATCGTGTAAACAGCATCCGTAATCTGGTCTTTAAGTTCAGATATTTCTTCATCCCTTTCGATCTCAGCTTCTTCTTCTCTGCCACACTTCGGACAGATTACTTTGTTCGGATACCACTTCTCTGATCCGTGACCATCGTTAAGATCAAACCATCCTCCGCAATGCAAACAGGGAGTTGGCATTTCCATTTCTTCAGATAATTCCATGTCTTCCATTTTACTCGTATTTTAAATTAGAAACTAAAAATTCCTTCGCTTCGCTTTTCTGCTTCTACCAGTGTCCGTTATGGTTAAAGCAACGCATGAGCTAAACCGTCCCTGCATGCGCTCCCGCTCGGTTTCTCCGAAACCGTGATGGAAAACAAACCACTGCACCTGCAAAAAAGCAAGTGCAATGGTTATGTTAATTACTTCACTACCGGCCATTGCCACTGATTTGGTCCGTCTCCCTGGTGTACTGAAGTTACCCAAAGATCATTTTGTCCATCGGTGATAACTTTCAAATTCACCATTATGTCAGACCACACAGCCACTATTACAGCAGGTAATTTTTCTGACTTGTTACCATTGACCTGATTTTTCATGTAATCAGGCATGTTAAAAATTACGATTCTTCCAATTGTTGGCTCCATTTTGTTACCGGATTTTACAACGCCCGTCCAAGGCTTTTATATTTCAGGGATGTCAATTGTTTGCCCCGCAAATTCATGAGTGCAATCATTACAATACTGGATTTTACCATTTGTGACATATAAATGACATCTTGATTTTACTATATCGTATTCACCTGTTTTTTCATTCTGTACCTTTAATTGGTTAAGTAGCGACGGTGTAAATGAAGGAAGTTCCATATTACCATTAAACGTCCATCCGGTGCCATCACTATTAACGGGGTAAGAGTGTTGATGCTTACAGCCCGGACAATAGAATGAATAATACTCTACAACTATTTTTTTAATTTTTGCCATATCTATTTAATTCAATTTTAAACCTTGACTTTTGGCAAACCCGCCCATCCCTGCAATTCATACACCCTGCCGCTTGACTCTAACCATAACTACAGGTACAAGTAATGCCGGCTCAAATCCATGCCACCGTGATAGGCTAACTCCGGCACTCCTTCTACCAGTGTCCGTTAGGCAAAATGCAAACCGTGATTTGGCATTCCCGCAATGCTTTCCGCACACGGTTCTATCGAACCGGGACTGTTAATACCGCTTCCCATGTTTAAAAGGTCTCGTTGAATTATATCTTAATTTTAAATCAATATGCTTTTCAATATTGATTCCAAGGCCACCACATAAATCAAATAGACGAATAAATGAGTCTGCTATTTCATCCTCAAACGTGTCTTTAATTGTTGTTTCAAATCTGTTTTTAATCCAATCACAATTAATATTTTCAGATTCAAAATCAGATATCGACAATCGCCCGCATTCCATTGAATGCTCAAAAGCATTGAGCATTTCTCTCCTATCTTTCCTGTCTGCCTCTAAAGCCTCTGAAAGTTCTGATACTACAAGCATTAAAGTTTGTCCGATATTTTCCTTTGAAACATCGAAGCCACGAAGTTTATTCCCTTCGTAAATTTGTTTTGATAATTCATTTAAATTATTCATTGTTTTTATTTTAAATTAAACCTTGATCTTCTAACCGCTCGCCTTCCGCACAACCATTCACCTTTGCCGTTTGCACTCTTGCCTAACAACAGTGTATGTGTAAGCCGTGATACCCGCAAACCCCCACCGTGATAAAGCCCGGCCTCCACATACACCGGTCCGTTAGGTTGCATCAGTTATGCACAAACAGCGCCTTATTAATCCCTATAACCCGCAGCCCTCTCTTCTGGCACTCAGCTGCGCACTCCACAGCATAGATCCCGTCGGCAACCTCTTTCTCAATATGGTTAAAGCCAACAGCCTTGGCAACATCGAGCTTCACAATAAACGAGCCCATATCGATATTGCCCACCTGAATCTTCGTACGCAGCACATCGTACTTGAAATAGTTATGAATAGTATCGCAGGTAACCATGCCAACCGACTTGTTGCAAACAATCAGCATAATCTCAACGAAAGCCATAACATACTGGTTATCGTCGTTGGTAATAAGCACATAATCATCGGCATCGCCCTCAATCTCCTGCAGCATCATGCGCCTGTTCGGGTGCCCCCAGAAGCCGTTCACAACCTTCGTATAGTCAAACTCCACCCGCGGATCCTTCAGCCCTTTGAAAAACTGCGGAATGCCATCCGGTGCCGGGCCGTCGTGTATAACATGCATTGTCCAGTCTTCCCGAGTCTGCACCTGGAAGTCATACACAAGCCTCTTAAGTTCTGTCGGCCTGTTAAAAGCCACTGCTATTACATGAAGTTTCATCAGATTACTTTTATAGCGTTCAACAAATCATTATTAAAATCGGCGGCAATCTTCTCCCTGGGGAAGTCATAATGAATGCCCCACCCGAATCTTTTGTTTACGGCGCTCAGCCTGCTGCGGCTCAGCTCGGTGCGCTCAATGGTATAGTCGAGCGAAAGGAATTTCATGTGAAGCGTTTTAATTCCGCTGCCGGTCATACGTTTTATATCACCCTCCGGATGGCACACATGGCAGCCGGGGTCGTAGTTTGTTTCCTTTACAGCCGATGGCCTGAACAGATTCATCTTTGCACCGCCTGCAATACCATGCTGCACCTCCTCGTAAATCTGCCCCTCGGTTGTCGGAAACTTCTCGCTTATCATATTGAACAGCTCCGGATCCACACATGTAGCATCGAGTGCGTAAAGCCTTGCCTTAATGTCGGGGAAATAAACAATCTCGTCGATATCACCAATAATAACCCAGTCGGCATTACTGTTCTTCCAGCAGTTGTTTTTAATCTGCAGGTAAATATCATCGCGTATCTGGTTGCCGGTATCATAAGGCACCACCCTTACAATAGGGTTAGCCTCGCATATCTCCCGGCTGCGGTCGGTCGAGAAGTTGTCGTAGATCGTTATCCTGTCGCAGAACTGTGAGTAGTGCCTCAGGTAGTAAGGAAGAAGTTTCTCCTCGTTGTAGCAAATTGCAAAAGCTTCTATTCTCATTTTAATAATCTTGAAAGGTTTCTTTTCTGATCGATCACCGTGAACTTTTTCAGCTCATCAATAAGAGCCAGCAGCTTTTCTTTTGAAGGCTCGGGAAGATGATTGTTCTTGCTATCTGCTCCAATATTTACCTTCAAAGGGTTTGCTGTTTTAATAAGATCAACCATTTCAGGCAAGTCAAAATCCATTATAGGTTCTATTGTCAAATGCTTTGGAGTTGTAGTAATGAAACTCATTTCGTTTGCCCTGACTCTTGGAGCAGGAGCATTACCCATTTCTGAGTATATCCGGTTAGTTTCAATAGTAGTACATACAATGGAATCTTTGGGAAGTATATCTTCAAACTCTTTGATTCTTCCTGGATTCTTTGTCTGGAAAAAATATGTGTTTTCAAACCGATAGCAATGTGCAAGAATCCTATATATAAAATCCTCTGCGACTTCTCTTGCAAACAGATCATTCTGAGCGCAGACAAACCAGGTGCGCCCCGTTCCAAGATTCTTACTAAGTGCATTATGATTCAATCTTAAACCACCGGAATACTTTACATTGATTGCGGACATTCTTTTCTTCCAACTGTTTGTCGAGCAGTAAAAACATTTATGCGGACATTCCCCGGCGAGCGGGTTCCATGTAAAAACTCCAGGGTACATATTCCCTTTTGATGTGTCTTTCATCTTACCAAGTTTTAGCCCAGTGGTGAATTGCATATGTTTCCGGTTTAGCGTAACCGGGGCGATACTTCTTGTCGAAGTAATACGGGTAGAAATATTTCGAGTCGTAAACAGTAATGCCATCAAGCTTCTGCACCTCGTCACGCTCCTGCCATCCGAACTTCTTTGCAATACGGGTAAACATCTCCGGTCCGGTTTCAATCTCAATGCCCAGCGGTCCGGGGTCGAAGTACACAATCTTATCCATAAACGCCAGGCAATCTTTCATAAAAGCATGACCGGGCATCGAGCCAAACACAGCATTATTCACCCTGTGGGCAACCTCCGAAGCGCAGAAGAACTCATTGCCCAGCAGGTCATCAAACCTCTTAACTGCTTCCACATCGAAGTCGAAATAAATTCCACCGGTAGCAAGCAGCCTCTCGCACCTTCCGTAATGCCCTGCCACTGCATAGTTGCCACGGCTTATGGCATCCATAACAAACGGAGACTTAACAACATTATCGAGCGAGATCTGCCGTATCTCATAGTCGGGCATAAGCACTTTCCATCCGTCAATATACTTCTGAAACTTCTCAGGCATCGGTGCAGGGTTAACCCATGTATAGTAAATTATCCGCGGAATCTCCTTCACGAACCACCATGTCTGATACGGATCGGGCGGCCATCCCCCGGGCATCGTCCAGAAATCATCCTTGGTTGTATGCAGCGCATAGCCATTTTTTACACAGAACTCATCCACGGCAGCCTTCACCCCAAAGTCGCCCTGGGCACCTTCTTCTTTACTCCAGTTCAGGTAGTCATGCCCGGCAACAATACCGCCATGCCTCACCTTCGGAAACCATGCAAGCAGATCCTGTTTAGCGTTTTTGTAGTCATGGTCCGCATCGATGTACACAAAATCGAGCGCGCCATCAGCAACACTTTTGGCTGCTTCCACCGAGCTTGCCTGTACAAACTGCACCGGCTTGTTTGCAAGCAAATGCCTGGCTTCATCGCGCACGAACATATCCACACAAATAATCTTTCCCTTCCACTCCTCGAGTATCTGGTTAGAGTTATGCCCGTACTCAATGCCGATCTCAGCACCGAGGCCCTTCTGGTAAAATTGTTGTACCAGGTTTCCGAATTGTCTGCGAGTTGTAATTTCCATAAGTTTTATTTTACGATTGATGGTTCCATTATCCACTCTCTGAACATTACCGGCATAACCGATCCGTCAGAATATTTCTTGTCAAGTATGATATCACCGGTTACTTCTTCTCCGGTCCATTTATTCGGAAAGGTTTTATTTTCAATCAGCTCCCTGATACGGTTTTCTTCCTCCTGGTTTATCAGGTAAAGTTTTTCGTTCTGAGATCCTGAGTTGATTCTGCTTTGTATGTTGAGTATTTTTTCAAGGAAATAAGTGCGTGCCTCGAGAGTTAAAGGACCAAGCCTTTGCTGATTTTTCCCAAGAGTTCCATCCTTCTTCAGCTCACCGCCTGATTTCCGATGACGATACATAGGCAGTCTCATCTCCCTGTATATAGGTTTCAGTTCCATAAGAGGAGCAAGGAACTTCCACTTATCTATCTTTAAAACTTCCATGAGTGATTTTTCTTTTTGAACCAATGGGCAGCCAATGCAGCCGGTGCGAGCTGCAATCTCTTCAGCTTCTTCACCACCATAAGCATCAGCGAGTATTGCCGTTGGCCATGCTCCGTAACCTATTGATGGAGCAAACACCTTAAGCCAATCCCAAACCGAACAAACACGCCAATGCAAGAGAGGTGCAAGTGTGCTGCACAGATCAGAGTCTAATCCTGTCTGATACCATCCTTGTCCGCATTCAGCATCACCCTTGGCGCAGCTCATATGAATTTTCCCATCCCTGATTGCACTTTCTCCCTGGCGCACTCCGGTAAGCATCAGAATTTTTTCACCCGTTTCCGCATACAGATCCTGAAGAGCTCGCTCCATCGGTTCAATTTTTATCTGACCTGTACACCACCTGAAAGTATTTGATGGAGGGGGAACACCATGCCCAAGAATATAAACCATAAACCTATCATCAACATCAGCCATCACCGTGCGCACTTCAATTCCTTTTCCTTTTAGCTTCTCCACAATCTTCTCTGATGCTATCCAAAGCGGAGGAAGCTCCATTCTTGTATCTGCACGCAGCACCGTTAACGACTTAGGCTTCATTATCTGCCCCGATTCTATCAGTGATATAAGCAGAGTCAGCAGGGTGGTTGAATCTTTACCCATACTCCAGGCAACAGCCCAATGGTCATGGAACTGACCGTAGGCATTAACCGATTCGCAGGTGAGTTTTATCTGCTCGTTAAAATCAATACGCTTAATTCCAAAAAGGTTAAGATCAGTTCTCATTGAATTGTTTTTGTGTTTCATCAAACGGATCCTTCTCAACTTTGGTTGCCGGTCCAAGCTTCTGCTGGCTGAGTGGATCCATCCCGAAGAGGGTTGCTATATCTTTATAGTTTTTCATTGCCTGGTTACGAATGCCAATCCATGGAGATACCTGTTCGTAAGTGCCTGTCTTGGTTGGCATGGTTATGGTCTTACCGTTATCCTTCAGCTCCCTGCAAGCTTCTTCGTATGTTGCAAACTCTTCTGCCATCATTGCCACCAGCTGCACGTTCGCCACATTCAAAAGTTCCTTGCCGATCAGCATCTCACACGCGCTGCGAAAGTTCTTCTTCCCCTTGTCGCTCAGCCAAACTTCTGGCTTCGGTATTTCAACTATCAATTCATAATCCACCCCTTGCCGAACCACCCTGTCTTTCCTGAGGGTTCCCGAAAGCTCTTTCAACTTCGCTGGCACCGATGGCCTGCCTGCCTTGCTCATAATACCCCCCCTCCCGAATTTTGACAACGACACACGAAGAC